CTTTATTAGGGTTTTCTTTTACCATTATTCAGCCTCCATCATTGATTCTTGTAAATCAAAAATAGGTTTGCTTTTTTTCATTAATTCTTCTAATAAATCATTGTCGTTACATCCTGCACAACTATCATTAATAAATTCAACATGATCATTGACATATTTTTGTAATTGCCAGAATTTTTTATCGGATAATTTAATTATTTTCATTCTTCTCTTTCCTCCCATTTAAGTGCATTATCAGAAAATTCTTCTAATTGCTCTAATACTGCTTCCATTGAATAACCACGTTCAATAGCATCTAATCCAAAAGCTAAATCAGATACTCTTTGTATAAAAAGCTCTCTCTCACTTTCGTTAGTCCATGCCTTATCGATAGGCATATCTTTAAATCTTTGTTTATAGTTCATTATTTAACCTCCATAGCTTTTTTATATTCCTGCTCTAATTCTTTTTTAATTTTTTCCCAATCACTAGGCCATCCTTGATAAGGTTGAATATTCTCCCCATGCTCACAAAATATCCAATAAAAACCCTCTTTGAGAATCATTGATAGCATTTGCTTAACTGGTCTAGCATCGGCCTTGGCTAACGCTTTAATAGCTTTTTGTTGTACGTTTGATAAACGTAAATTTGATTCATTCATGATTAATTAATTGTATAATTATATATTTTAGTATACACTAATTAGTATACTAATCAACCCTAATTCGCCTTTAATGTCATTTATTAAAAATCTGATTCATGATCACGACATAAAAACCAATAATGAGTTTAAATCTTTCATTAAGCATCAAAAGTTATCTCAAGTTGATGAGATAACCCCTAATAATAACGATATGCTTTATAAACTCTTATTCTTATTACTTTTAAAATCTAAGCAATAGCTAATTTTTTATTTTTTCTTATTTCTTTTAAAGCTTCACTTGCTTTTGTATTCTTCTCTTGAGTACCATGCAATAAAAGAGCGAAGCCGTTAGCACCCTTATCTTCATAAGCGTGTGTATCGTCGGTATCTATAGGCAAGTTTAATATTTTTGCTTCATTCTCACTAAATACAACTTTACTAAATCTCTTGAAATAACCTCTATTAATTAAATAATCATATTTCCCTCCATAACTTGCAACTACTCTCATATTGCTTTCTATAGATCTATTACTAGGAAATAATATTAAATTCTTAGTATAAAAATAAAATATTAAATCTTTATTCATTGAAGCTACTTTTTTAAGTGCTTCAAGTTCAAATCTTGTATATATATCCCCACTTTGGTTCCATCGAACTAAATTTATATTTTTACTTCTTTTTTTATTTAATGAAACATTCAAACATTCAACTAACCCTTTAAAATCATCGTTTTTAATGTATTCATTCAATAAACTAGTATTATGTCTAGTAAGGTTATATAAACTTGGATATAATGCCTCTAAACTTGCACTATAACAAGTAAATTCAGTACCTTTAAAACGTTTAACCGATCTCTTTCCCTGGGCATTCATAACGGCCATCGCTCTACATTTGTTAGCACCTGGGCAAGTGATTCCACTACTTTTTGAGAAAGTAATAGTATTTTTAAGCTTAGTGTTATTAACACCAAACTTAAATAATTCTTTTTTCATTTTTAATTAATAAAATTTGTTTTTAATTGAAAGTAAAAAAATACTTTCATTAAAGGGTGTATAAACACCCCTTAAAGCTAGTATTGTTTTTTAAGTTTTTTTACTTGTTTATAACTATCCTCTAAAATTTGATTTAATTTTTTACCACTTATAAAGCAATAACCATTAATTAAATCTTTATCTATATATTTATAGATTTTATTATTATCTATCATTTTATTTAATCCATATGGTCGTATTCTTTTATTCTTCCATCCCATCCATCTATTAATCCATGATGCTTCATATAACAGTATTCCTTACCTATATCGTTTTTAAATTGGTGATCATCACCCCAAGTATTTTTCTTTAATCTAAACTCTGCACCATCGGTTTTAATAGGTATAACTTTCCTATCTATAACCCTAACTAATGGGCATTCATAACCTTTTTGAAATCCCCACGTTTTGGAATACTCAGTATTTAATCTTTGACTAGGTATTTCTTTAAACCATACATAGTGATCACTTAATCTGGTAACTACATAAAAAGAATTTCTAGTTGTATTCCATCCCCATGACATATGACATATACACCCCTTATAAAACTTAAAAGGTGTTTTTTCATTCATAGGAACTGTTTTAAGTTCATTAATAAGCTTTGACTCATTAATAATTGCTTCATTCATTGTTTTAATTAATTAAAGTTTGAAAGTAAAACTATTTATATAAAATAGTTTTTTATAACCTTGATTAATTCAAGGCTATAAGAAACTATTAATGTAAATAATATTCTTTATCTAAATTTAAATTATTAAAATCTTTTTTAATCTCATCACTAAGCATTAAATCAATACCTATAAAAGATTTATTATTTTTATACCAACTAACAGACTTTAAAAGTTGCTCTTTAAATTCATTTACATCATCACATTTAATAATTGTTAAATCTCCCTCGCAATATGTGATTAATTCTAAACTTTTAAAATTAACCCAGTTTCCAAAATAGCTTGCATCCTCTGTTGTTTCTAATTGTGCAAATCCTTTCTTAAAACTGCACATATCATAATCGAAAACGTATCGATCAGAATTACAAAAACTTTTTTGTGTTTTCATTGTTTTTAAATTAATAAAGTGAATAAAAAAAAGTAACTCAATTAAGAGTTACTTAAACATAAAACTTTTCTATTCTCATAGAATAAAATAGTTTTTCTTAAAATCTTTTCTTGATCTTTTAATGCTTCGATTAATAGCTCTTGCTCTTTAATCTTAGAATGTAAAAGATTAATTTCATCTTGCATAAGTTTAATTAAATAAAAAGATGTAAGGATATGTATAATTATATACCCTTATTTTTGTTTTTGGTTAGATTTCATTAATCAATGTTTGTACTTGATTTGTTCTATCTTCTAACCTTGTCTTCAAAGTGTTTGTAATTGTTAACCCTTGCCAAAATAGGATTAGAAAACAACTTAGAAAAATAATTGATCTTGTCATGGTTTAATTAATTTAGTGTGATTTAGCTGTAGTCAAGCTGTAAGAGTATCTAAGCTATTAGATATAGTTATCTAGCTTATAGATAGTTAATGTTTATCTGAATAGCTTAGAGAGTACTTAAATCAGATGTAATACCTATTATAGAAATCAGGATAAGTGAGAATATGTTTTACTGCTAGTATGTTGTTTGAGTTTACAGCAGATCTAAACTTATCCCAAACAATGGGAGTTAAATCTTTTTTAACTTGTTTTAGATTAGTTCTAAATTGAATTAGAAGACCTAATAAAGTTGCTTGCTTCATGAGAAATTAATATTTAATTTTTTAGGTGCTTGAAGTGAAAAGTTTTTATACTTTCCCCTTCCCCTTAATTATAGTAACTAGATATAACCTTATATCTTTTTATGTATCATTTGTAATAATTCTTAATATAGGGGTGGAATTGGAAATAAAATTTTAATTTCTCATCCCTTGGGGAACTTAAATATATTCTGGTTAAGTTTTTGGCTCTACACGAATAGAAAGTTCTGGTGCTTGGATATTTACTGTTTCAACGGATTCACCTACTACTTTGCCTAGTGAGTCTAAGATTTGTGCAGCTGTTTGTAATTGACCTTTAGATATGGCTTTGTTGAATAGACGCATTCTCATTGCTTGTAAGCGAGGGATCATTTTTTCTCTTTCTTTTAACCAATCTTGATCATTCCATTCTTTAACTTTGTTCCAATCAGCCCAACCTGTTGTTTCTGATATGCCTTCTCTGTGTGAATGTTCTATTACTAGTTGTCTGGTTGTTTTACCTTCTAATTGTTTTGAATAGAGTCTTTGGCATCTAGCTTCTATAACTGCTCTTGAGTTAGTACCACCTGTATATTTTTGAACACGAGGTTTACGTTGAGGTGCTGGTAGGTCGTAATTTAGGTTATTTATGAAAGATTCAGCCACAATCTAGAAAAAAAGAGGGGGTTAATATTTCGATGATAGCCTTAAAAGTATAAAATGCGAAAGAAAATGAGTAATATTATGAAAAAAAGGGTTATATGAGTCTTAATGAAGTCAGTTTAAGGTATGCACAGGGGGAGGTGTTCAATAGTGAAAAAAGATTTAGGTTGTTGGTTGCTGGAAGAAGGTTTGGGAAATCATATTTGTCCTGCATTGAGTTACTCAGAGGAGCAATCAATCGACCTGGTGAGGTTTATTTCTATTGTGCTCCTACTTATAGGATGGCAAAGGATATTGCGTGGAAGGAATTGAAGAGATTAGTGCCTAAGACTTGGGTGCAAGCTAAAAATGAGACTGATTTGAGACTAGATTTGAT